TCCCTTATTCCATGTAGTCACACCTTGCTGTAACCATAATGGAAGGTTCTCATACATCAACTGATACCTGTATAAGACCTCACGGGCGGCGGTGGCTTTGTTAGCCATGATCGCGACTTGTTTCGATTCCTGAAATAGGGTATACCATAAAATATATGCTGCACTAGTTGTCGTCTTACCTTGTTGACGACCTTCCATAAGGATGACTTTTCTATTATCATGTATTATCTTCACCTTTTCCTTTTGGCAATCATATAGTTTAAAATCAATAAGACCATGATCAAGTGATATGATCTTACAATACGTTTCAATAAAATATATCGGGTCAGCAGCACACTTCATGTACTCTTTGACTTGTTCTTCAGTAAAAGGTACTACTACACCAGCGGCCTTTAACTGACTATTGGCATTATAGTTCTTTGACATTAGAACTGTGCTTCCCAATTCTCTGTTACTGGATCTGCTGGAGCAGTAGCTACTGCAGTATATTTTCTACCAGGTATGGATAAGTTAGCATTAGCAGTAAGGATAACGCCGCCAGATGTAACTGGACCAAATATATTAGTCTTAAGAGTGAACGTAAGTGTGTGTACTACGAAGCGTCTCTCTTGAAAAGATCCATCATAGTTATCTTCTACGTTTATAGAATTGAGGATGACTGGGATATCTTGTACGATCTCCATCTCAGGCACTGCATTAACAGATAGTGTATATTCAGGATTAAAGATAGGTAAGATCTGTTCGATGATCTGCATAGCATCTTCTTGTGTCTTAGTCAATACATATAAACTGATATCGATATTATATGGAGCAGGAGAGAATACAGACTTTGCGTTAGGGTTTAATGCTGTCGTAGCATCTGTACACTTAATTTGGTTCATCTTATTAGTCTTACGCGATGAATCATAGTGATAACCGGTTATCTCAAATGATAACCTCGGTAAAGATGTATATGTATTGTTCTTAAGGTTTGGATCTGAATCGATACGAACCAACCATTTTTCTTTAGGAGCATAAGCAAGTGGAACTGCTACAGTTTGTGCGACTTCTCCATCACTGCCTTGTCGCGCGATCTTGATGTCAGAGAATAAACGACCAAAAGAAACGATCGTCTTTCTAATAGCACCATGATAGTAGGTTTGTCCGTTTAACATTATGGAGCCTTATGATACGTTGAGAGTTCACCGAATGGGTTCTGTTCATTAAACACGATACCCTCAGCTTCTTCTTTAAATTTGTTATTATCACCATATGAATCTTGTGTATCTGTATTACCAATGATAGCTACAGCTACAGCATAATCACCACCACCTCCAATAAATGACACCGTAGGAGCACTAGTATAACCAGAACCAGGATTATCAACTAATACTTTAACTATTTCTCCAGCTGATATGGCTTCATCACCTAAGAATGCATTTGCGGTGGCTCTATAACCAAAGAATTGTAATGTCGATGTACCATTGACTGCAACGCTTGATGTATGTGTAGGACCATCCGCCCCCAATGTACCTGGTATAGTACAGATATATCTGCGACCACCAAAACATACTTCATCTCTTACTGCTATAGCAGTTGAAGCTACCCAGTCTGTACCTATCTTAACAGTAGGTTGTGATACATAACCAGCACCCTTGCGTGTAACTTTGATCTCTGTTACAGTACCGTTTGGTATCTTTTCTACATCAAACGTCTTGAGAGTTTCAAATGTATCGATCTCTTTGATACCAGTTTGGATGTGTTCTGATGCGTATTGGAATAACTCGACTTGTAGTTTGTATACATATAGTTTACCAGCTTGATAGAACGGATCTTGATGCGTTACGAACTTAATCTCAAATAAACCACCAGTTAGAGGGAAGTATAATAAGTCACCTTCTGCAGGTCGATTAGGTAAGATAGAACGTGCGTGTTGACCAACTAGTTGTTCCCATTTTCTACGGGCAACTGTAAGCGTTGCACTTTGTTCCATCATCAAACCAAATTTCTGTATGAATGCGCCTTGACCTTCAAAGCCATCATGTGTTTCGAGGTACATCTCAATACCATAAGCATGTTTAAATTGAGATAAACGATCTTCACCGAGGATCTCATCTTTACCAATTAAAGTACGTGGGATATAATAGAAGTCTTGTCCAAACTGCGCGATTGATTCAACAATTATATCTTCATATAATAATTGTTCTGATCTAATACCATTACTAAAATACACTGATCTAGCCATTATCGAGCCTTACAATTGTTATTATGCCATCTATTTAATAAGTTTACCGCACATATAGTTCCACAATGTATGCATACTCCACGTTTTCTATTTTGTGAAGATAATGATATATTTTTAGCATGTTCTATAGATTTTGGTTTTTTATAATTAGATGTATCTAATCTAATCTTACCTTTATTAGCATCGCTAATTTTTTTTCTTACCTCTAAATCTGGTATATAGCCTTTACGGCCAATTAAGGCTTCACTGATTTTTTTTCTAACTTCAGGCCTTTTAGATATATTTTCATCTCCATGACCAAATGATCCTCCATCAAGACCATTTTCAACGATCATATTAGCCCATTTATCAGACTTAACTATATCTAATTCTTCTGATATGAAAGTAGCAAATTCAACTAATCTATTTTCATCTATAAATGGATCTGACACCCATTTAGTTATCACATGATGTTTTCCATGTTTATTAATATGTCTGGCCCAACATTTTCCAGATCCTAAATAAGTATGTACTGAATTTATATCAGTAGTTTTACCTAGATATTTCATTCCAGTAACACTATGCTCTTTAATGTAAAGAACGGTGGGTTTCATAATTCTATCCTAAGAAGAATTCTAGAGGAGCGGCTTTATTAACCATCTCGTCTTCTAGTTCTTTGATCTCTGTGATAGCTTCTTGGTATAACTTATCTCCATCGATAGTTACACCGCCTGGTAATTGGATACCCTGAAACTTTTTAATGTTTGTAGCCCATTGGCGTTTAAACAATGCGGTAACATAATGTCTAAACCATGGTTCATTCCATACTTTACTAAATGTGGAAGGATCTAATGCTCTATAACACTCGATGACCGCAAAGTCGCCCATAGCAAGAGCCGCGTTCCAATTAACATCAAGCATTAGTCTACCCATCATACGGTTAAATCTGTATAGCGGATAACCATTTAACTCAAGGTTAAGTAATGAGATATGAGACATCACTGTCTTATAGTAGATTAATGACGTTGAAGTCAAGTCATATAAATCATTAAGTCTTAATTGGTATTGTAAGTCAAACAAGTTCTTTGAGCTTGAAGCTGAGGAGAATGGGATGACTCTTGTCACGCCATATATGAAATCTGGCAATGGGAAGTAATGTAAGTCATACGTGCCTAATAATACTCCGGTCACATCTATCACTGCGGTAGCACCAGTATCACTAGTAATAGTCTCACCAGCTAAAAATGTAGAAGTTGGAGTCGGCAAAAATGCATTTGACATATCAGTGCCTGTATGCGTAACATCTTTACATATAATTTGATAACCAGTAGCTACTCGATCTCTTTCAGAACATACTACAGCTGTAGCTCCAGAAGTATTACCAGTAATCTTTGTTCCAACATCAAAGTCTGATGCGGTGTCTGTTGTAATATTGATAGCTGACGCGGTGATCTTTTGCTTGAGGTACATACGTTCTGCACCATCAAAGTGATATTGGTTCCAATAGTCAAGAGCCTCATCGATACGTTCCTCTAACTGAGAGTCATCCACGTTGATCTCTACTACAGGTTCACCAAGGGCTCTTAGACAATATTCGGTTAGGGTAGCTCTGCTTGTAACGGCCATGACGATTTCCTAGTGTTTATTCTATTATTTATAACTATAGACTATTTATAAGGCCTATTCTTTGATTACCATGTCAGGTACTTCTGCAAATGCACCAACAAGACCGATCGGATCAGTCTCCGCAATAAGAGATTGGTCTATATGGAGATACATGCTATGCTCGATATCCATGTATAGGTTCTTAGAGTATAGCTCTAGGATCCAATTTTGGACCTTATCATAGTTGTATATAGCAGCTTGTTGCAGAGAACCACACCATGAATATAGTCTTGTAGAGTATTGGTACGGTGAATGAACTGGAGGTTCTTTATACCACTTTAGGCATTCTGTCTTGGTTTTGAATAGATACTTACCCGCTGCAGCACGGTGCGTCTCCAGACTAAACTCGTCTGATAGTCTATATCGACCTGATATCTTAAACACTCTGTCATCTTTGGTTAGAACCAATAACTTAGTAGCTTCTTTAAGCATATAAGACTCACACGGTCCTTTGATGACTGTTATCTCTTGCTTTGCTGCATCCCGTTGTGCGTGTGCATAAGCGATGAAAGCTGATTGAGTAAAGTCAAATATGTCATCATAACCACCACTAAGAAACTGTTCTCTTAGGTTTATATTTAATGGTTCTGATCCACCTTCAAGTAGATATATCTTTGCATCTGGTACATGATGTCTTATGCTCTGTGCGGTCTCAAGGGTCTGGATGATACGTGTTAAGATGGGCACTTTACCATTTACACCACCGGGCCCATGTATGCCTGATGTTACTAAGAATATGTTCATTTATCAATACTCCTATCATCCATACCAAGTACACCAGTTAAACCAATTACCGGTACCTCGATCACGTCTTCTTTATTAATAGTCAAATATGTTGCTGTCTCTATGTCTATGTAATTGCCTTCTGAATATGTTTCTACAAGCGAGTTAAAGATGTACTCAAATATCATCTGTGCTTTTGGTATATTATCAAATGAATAAAAAGTTGTCTCGTATCTCCATGGAGAGAAGTCGATCGATGACTTAGTAACTATAGTCTTAGCATCAGCATCTATCATGTTCATCTTATCGGTTGGTGCTTTTGGTAAGAACACATACTTATCTTTATGTATATGATCTTGTATATTAAATCGTTCTGTGAGTCTATATCTACCACTCAACTTGAATATGCGATCATATGTGCCATCTATCTTTTTAAGAGCTTCTTTAAGGATGTATGCTTCACCAGCAGACTTGACTGAATGTCCTACATTATCTACTGCAAGTTGAGCGTCACTCTGAGTCATCTGCATAACAGGATGATCTGAGAAGTCAAAGATCTCGTTGAATATACTTAACCTATCTTTGATATGCTGAGGAAGAGGTTTACCACCTTCTATTAATATGATCTTAGAATCAGGAGCATATTTTTTAATACTCTCTGCAGTATCGATGGTCTCTCTAAGTCTATCTTCTGGAGAAGTATTACTATAGTTTGTATGTATAGCTGAGGTTATAAGGAATAAGTTCATACACGTTGGAGGATAGTGATACCATTATTATGCTCATAGATGTTACAGATCTTCCAATGTGGGTTAGTCTGTAAGAACTCTATGATCGCGGGCTGTAAACCTGAATGTCTTTCTGTAATAACACCTGGTTCATTTTGTGTCCCGTATGTAGTCGTGTCATGGAAACCTATATATTTTCTAGCTCTGTTACCATGTTTAAGTAGTTCTTGTTTTAGTTGACTATAACTGTGTAGTGTATCGATGAATAAAAAATCTGTTTCATCACATGTGTACCATGGATCGATGGTGTCTTGTTTTATGAATTGGAATTCTATGCCAGCTTCTTTTGCTGCAATTTCAGCTTCTTCTATAGGACAATCTACGATGTCAATACCGATGAACGTCTTTGGCTTTGCCGCAAGGAATGCCCAAGTAGATACGACGCCTCGTACACCCATCTCGGTAATA